GCGTTTTGTACCAGATACCGCGTCATACTTGAGCCCGTCCCGGTACCCTTTTCTTTTCTTTTTACTATCGCTCGTATCCCAAAAGAAACTTGCGTCGCTATCTGGAAGCTGGCGTTCTAGTGCGCAGGTATAACTACCCGTGTGACTCTTTATCATGGTGTTGCGCTTTTTTAATTATTGCCTCTTCGAGCTCCCCAATTGTGTTTACTTTTTCGGTGTAATCGGGTTCCCCCGCTATGAGGGCGAAGTACTTTCCTTTACGGCGATGCACCCAAACCCAACAGCCCCCTAGGAATGTATACCAACCAGACGGCCTCTTCATTAAAGTTTCGGGCGCATGGTGGGGGTGTTGCAGCCGGTGAAGGGCTTGCGGCGCTTGCCTGCGCACACCGTTGGCTCTGGTCAGCATACAGCTCATTACAACGCCTCCAAGGTTTTAACAATACGGTTGATATACCACTGTGCTTTTTTTGCGTCCTCAAGCAAATCCCCTTTCAACCCCATGCGCCACAGGTACTTAATCGCGTTTCCTTTGCAAAAGCACACGAACCCGCCCGTATCCATGCTTGCTTCAAGTGCTTCAATGCACTCGATACCATTTTGTGTGTAGTGCCTCGGGTGATTAACCGGGTCGGAGTTACATCCGTCTGCGCATATCTCTTTACTTCTCATGGCTTGCGATCCCTTTGGTTATTTTTGTTCCACAATAAGAGCAAAAACGGTCGTCGGGTCTACACTGAGCCCCGCACTTGCTACAAAAAAATCTATCGCCGTACCAAACGGGATCATCCACCAGTACAAGCTCTGCGCCGTCGGACTCTTGTTCCGCTCTCCAATGGTCTATTTCTTCTATGCTCCAAAGACAGGCGTAATTTTGCTCGAGCGTCTGCATATCTTCGGCAAACACTTTCTGAAGCGACGAGATTTTACCTGTTTCTGTTTTCACCTCTATGAACCAAGTTTTACCGTTCGGGAGGCATACGATTCTATCGGCCACTCCTCGGTTATTTATAGACTTGAACTTATAAGTTCCACCGCCCATAACGGCTACAGTCCAAACAAGATGCGCTTCAATTTCAGTTTCTCTCATGTTTGTGTTGTGGTTTTAGATTAAACGCGGGCGCCGGAGGTGTTTCTTCCAACAAGTCCCGCAGGTCTGATCTGCTCTCGTAGCGCATAGACGGGTCGCAGAACACCCGCTTCTTGCTATCATAGCGCCTTGACTTGACGCGGCCCATATCTACCCACCCTGCTTCTTCAAGCGCGTGCAACAACGCGGCTTGCGGAACCTTTGCGCCGGAAGGTGCGGTACTTGCCAAACGGTCGCAAAGGTTAACAAACGGTGAGCCTACAACGCCACTTGCGAACTCCCCCGAGCGGTTGGTTATCAGTTCCACAAGGTACGCTTCGCTTATGCTGCGACCGCCTTCTATGAGGTTTATTTTAAACTCTGTATCAAACGGCGCAGCTTGCGGGTTGAACTCAGTCACATCCCGGGCGTACAACCATGAAGCAATAGCCTCATACCCGCCGTTCTTGTACCAATCCCACATCTTTTTGCTCTCAGTAGCGCCCATCCTCGGCGCTGCGGACCATACACAAAACCAGCGCCGATCTTGGGACGCAAGCGAAATAGGTATCTGCTCGTTAGTGAAGGCTAGCACAAACACACGGTTGAGCGCCTTATATGGTGCCATGTTCTTTCGGTTTATCTCAATGTACTCGGGTGGGGCGGAAATTATGGGTTTCAGCCGGTTGGCCAACTCCCGCCGGTCGGACGCGTTCGGCTCTTTGAGCTCGTTGAGTAGAAGAATCTCACTCTCAAGGTGGTACCCCCACTGTCCATGAAGGGCGTTGGCATCCATAAACCCACGGTTGATCAGTTGCGGTCCGCATACTGCCCATATAAAGGGTGCCCAAAGCGTATCTTTACCTGAACCTTCGAGCCCCCCATGCAACACCGCGTGATTGATCTTTATCTTCGGGTGCTGAAGCTTGAACGCCATTACATTGAAGATATGCTCCCGCTCTTTGGCTTCAGGTATAAGACACTCTGCATGTGCTAGCCAAGGGCTTATATCCTCTTTAACAAGCTCAAAATCGGGCCGAGCGTCTTTCCACTTGTTGCCATATAATTCATCCTCCACGGCAAGAAACGGTGTCTCCCCTGCGGCGTAGGTGATACCAACCAGAGCTTTGGCCCCACACGCCTCGCGGTTCTCGTCAAAAGATACCGAAGCCTCTATCCTTCTCCCTTTTGTGCTGTGTATGCTACTACAACTGATGTGACGATAGATGGCGTTGAAGGTTCCTCTTGATGTCTCGCGCCGGGTCCCTATATCGAAGAACGAGTCGTCGCTTTGGACATACGCAAACCGTGTGAACCAGTCCTTTTTGGTCGTGCGGCCAATTTCCTTCGCCTCAATGCGGCCCATCACTTTCTCCGCGTGATCTTGGGCATTGCTACCTGGTGGCAACTTATCTAAGACTATAGACATAGAGTTTGGTATCTGCTCGGCCCTCATGCCGTGTGTGCATGAAGGGCCGCCGTTGTCGGATACCCAGTCAAGAAAGTATTGGCTGGAGAAGTCCGCACAATGCCCATGGTAGCAGACAAAAGCCCTATCCCCTGGATGGTACCGTGCTGACGCGTCGGCGGGGTCGCTATGTTGCTCGTGGTTCGGGCAGATAACAGAGCACCAGCCTTCAGTGTTAACCGGGCTCAGAACCAAGCGGTTTTTGTCCAGCCATGTCAGTACCTCGTCGCCGCGTGTGTCTTGGGTATTGATAGGCCACACAACGGGGGTGCTATTCTTATCGTAAGTGACACCCATAGCCCCCGTAATCTCGTCAAGAGTGAACTCACGGTCCGGCTGGAACTCAACAAGCAGGGACTTAAACCCCCCCTTGCCGGGCTTTAAGTTGACCGAGCCGGGCAGGCGGAAGTTCCGAACGGCGTTGACCGCGCCGGGGTCGGTGTACCCCGCGCCTGCTATGGCTCGGATGGCAGCAGCGTACGCCCCTTTGGGCGGCTGCTCCGAGAAGACATAACCCCACTGGAAGGAACCCTCGCTAGTCTCCATCTTCCAGGTCGGTTCAATGGGCGGCTCCTTGCTTTTTGTGCCTATATCGTCCAGCACCATCACAAGCACATGCTCGCAGTTTGCGTTACTAGCCGACAGCTTCGCTTTCAAGCGGTCAGAAACGAAAGCTGCGGTGTTCCCGTAGATAGCCCAGTCAGCTTTAACCTTGCTGATACCTGATGGCAACAGGGGCACCCATGTTGCTTTTAACGCCCCGTCTCCATAGCGCTGGAGGTCTCCACCCTTAATTAAAGGCTTCTGTCTCACCAAAAGAAGTGTCTCGCCTTCTTCTGCTAGCCCACTAAGATATTTCACGAATCCGAGCATTTTATTTCCCATAGCGTTTAGCTGTCGTTAGTTCAATATCCAGCGGGAGGCCCTTAGCCCAAGCAACTGGAGTTGTCATTATCCGTGTCATATCTTGAATAGCCTGTTCTGCCTTGTCGTCTTCCACCTCTATCACTATCTCATCATGCACATGTAATACTATATCATAGTAAAGATCATCCAGTTCGCGCATGGCGTAGCGGAGTAGGTCATGGGCCGCAGCCTGAGTTACATTTTCAACCGCAAGGCCATACCAAAGATTACCTCTTGGCCACTCCTCAGAACCTGAGGCAGGTTTCCAAGAAGCCTTCCTGTAAGATACCTCACCTCGTACCACTTTTGCAAAAGGATAACTCAAAATTCTTCCGCTCGGCAGAGCATACCAGAGATGAAGACCGTCAAACATATATGTGACCCGACACGCCTTAAACTCACGCCGAGGGTTCCGCATAGCGCGATGGTACGCTTGCTCAAGCTGCTTGCCGTGGTACATCGCCCACGGGTTTGCCTTCCGCCACATCTGAACGGCTTGGCGTGTCTCTTCTTCGTCCATTTGCACACCGTAAACCGAGGTGAAGGCGGACAACGAACCCGCGCCGCCAAGAAACCCAAGGGCAAGCTCCTGTATCTTACCGATCTGCCTCTGTTCACTAGTCACAGTGTCGTAGCTGGTACGGTACATCACCGAGGCATTGACCTTGTACGGGTCGAGGCCGTCGCGGTACAACTGGAGCTTCTTTTCGCCCTCGGCGCAATGCGACAACCATGGGTTTACCCGGCCTTCAATGGCCGACCAATCCGCTATGACATAGGTCTTGCCCTCCTGCGCGATAAGGGACGGGCGGAGCATGGACTTCAGCACCGTGCTAACCGTTGGCCCGAAAGTAGGCACAAGGTCTAAACCCCGACGCATTGCGCTGCGCACACCTTCGGGGTCTACAGCGCATTTCCGTGGGAAGTTATGAACTTGGAGCCCGTAAGACGCCGCCCGACCGGTTGCCGAGCCTCCTGCAAAAACAAAAGAACCCCGAACTCTTTGATCTTCGACATCCGACAGCGTGGACATCCTCTTGAACTTCGCAACGCTGGACGACCAGATATCATCTGCACATTTTATAACCTCTGCGACCACGGGGGGCACCTCGGCCGGGTCTTCTTCGGCAAGGGCAAGAAGGTTTCCCCGTGCGGCCTTATCTATAGTGATTTTCCCTTCTTCGGCGGCCATTAGCTGCCTGCCGCTTTCGCCGACTCTAGTGTATACCCACTCACGCATCTTGCCGGACCGGACATTCTGGATCTCACCCCCGGTGAGCCTACGCGCACGGTCCTCAATATCGAGCCTTTCAGCCTCGGCGTATCGTTGCGCCAAATCGCACACAACTTTGTCGATCAAAACACCTTTGTCATTGACACGCTCACTGACATGATAGTCGTATAACTCCTCTTCTGACAGTGGGCGCATAGATTGGCTTGCTTCACGCATAACGCGTACATCTTGCTGACAGTAAGCCTCCATCTCTTGCATCAGGTGAGGTTCTTCATTGAATGCGCCATCCGAAAGAGGTTTAGACAGCCATCTAATAAGCTGCGCCCCTCGGTAGTCCTTCTGCATCCCGAGACCGGCAAAACGACCGAGGTCTCCGAGTGTCCCGGGCATACAGTTCGCTCTTGCTTGCGTAGCCGTGCAGTAGAATTGTTCCATCTCAAAGTGTATGCCAAGAACATGCGCGAAGATAAGCCTCTCAAAAGCTGCATTGTGAGCCCTTATCTGCCCGACATGGCACCTGACCGCGTTGGGGAAGTCCTCGCCGGCACGCCATGTAGCTATATCTTGGTCATCAAAGGCGTAGCACATGCAGATAACCTCCGTGCTGATGTCCCGCGCGTAGTTATACACGCCCTCGGCCTTGAGATCGCAGAGTGACCGGGTTTCAAAGTCAAGCCATAAAATCATTTATTTTCCTTTTTTCTGGTGTCATGGTTGTGGTTGTGTTGGTTGCTTACATTTACAAGGCTTTTATCAGAATTCTTGCATAAACTATGGAGAGAGGTTCAAGAGCATTATCAGCGCTATAATATATCGCATTAGGTATTTTTTCTAATTTAATCGTTGCACGAGCGTTGGCTTTACTTCCATTCGTGAAACTTCCATCAGTATTATGCTGTACTGCATTTATATATCTTTTTATAGGCCTACACTCAAACTCATCTCTGCCGAATGTTAATCCAACAATCTCAAATTGATCTGGTGAATATTTATCAAGGAAGCTAATTGGTACGCCCATTGCACCATCATAGTCACTGGGTATTGCATCAGTATATGGAATTTCAATTGCATCATAGTTATCATATTTTTGATAACCTTTTTCTTTGATTTCTTTGTGTTTGCTAAATTTTATATTATCAGCCATTGTCATAAGAGGTAGTGGCTGATGTCGTCGTCCATGATCTAAATTAGAAAACCAACAAACATTTCCGAATTTTACCAATCCTGTGTCAGCGTTGTATACACCTTTGCCATATTCATTAGCAATAGGACTCGAAAAATACGCAGTCCCTGCATGAAATCCATTACCAAGCCACATCTTATTAGCTTTGATAAGCGAAAATACCCCCTTATAAGTAATCGCATTCAAATTACCAATAATAACAAATTGCTTTTTAGCTTCAACAACCCAAGACAAGAACTCTCGAAACAGTGAAAACGGAGGATTGGTGATTACGATATCTGATTCATCACGAAGCTTTTTTATTTCATCGCTCCTAAAATCACCATCTCCTTGCATATATTTCCACTCAAGATCATTAACATCAACCTTACCATCATTTGTTGAGTCATGTGTTAATATAAATATTCTCCCATATTTTGAAGTTTTATTATAATCATACTGTGGAGAAGGCACTTCAAAAAGGCTCGGCTGATAGTCTGTCTTATATTTTTTGCTATCAGGAGCATAACTTGTGCTAATAAGTTTTTTCAATCCAAAGTTTGTGAAATTATGTGCAAAATATTTGGTGAAATTACTCCACTCTGGATCATCACAGGGTAATAAAATGGTTTTTCCTTTAAAAACATTTGGATCAAATTCCAAATACGCACTTATTTCTTTTTCTATATCAGAGTATTGTGTATAAAATTCATCATTTTTTGCATTTTTTGCATTTGATAATTTACTGTTTGCCATTTATTTTCCTTTTCTTAGCGGTTGCTTTTTTGAATCAAATTGTAATTTCTTTGGGTCT